CGGGGACGTGGATGCGGACGAGGCCGATCTAAGGGTTCGGCAGACCATGAGGCGGGCGAAACAACCGCCGACGGTCCGGAAGGCCGTAATGGACGCAAAGAGGGAAGCCAGGCGAAAGGGGAAAAAACCTGGCGTGAAGCCGACCGTCGTAAAGCCGGGTGTAAACATTGTGGCACCAAAGAAAAAGGAGCCTGCCGAGGACCAAGCGATGCCCAGGAAGGAGATCTATCATGGCCGAAAAAAGAGCAAAGTCTATCTCCCGCGCTAAAACCGAGGTGCGGAAGAGCCGGGTCCACCGATACGTGGTCACCGACCGGGGGGTTTATCCGTTCAGCCTGTTGAAGAAGCACGAAGAAAACCTGGCTCAGTCGCGCCAGCTGGAGGAGGATGACCCCGCCTGGATGCGCGAACACGGACTCATAGAACTACCGTTCAACGTTGGATCGCTCCTCTGGATGCAGGATAACTGCACGTACTTCGACGCATGTGTCCGACAGATAGCAACCGATGTTATCGCCGGTGGCTACACGCTCGTGCCGGTCGAGGAAGGGAAGGACGATGAGGCGGAGCGGAAAGAGATCGAGCAGCTCCTGGATGATCCGAACAACGCAGACGAGACATTCCTTGACATCGTGCATAAGTGCGTTATCGACTGGGGCGTCATCGGATGGTGGGCCATTGAGGTGAGCCGTGGCACCGACGGTCTAGTCAACGGACTCTTCCACGTGCCAGCCCACACGGTACGCGTCCACCGCAGCCGGCGCAAATACTGCCAGGTGCGCGATACCCGGAAGCGTTGGTTCATCCGGTTCGGGGAAAACCTGACCGTAAATGAGAATACCGGGGCCGAACACAAGACCTCAAAACACAGGGCAAACGAGATCATATTCCACGGGCAGTACTACGCTCAGAACACCTACTATGGCCGACCGAATATCCTGCCTGCCGTTGGCGCATCGGCCGGGCTGATCGGGATCCGGGCGTACAACCTGGCGTTCTTCGAGAACTACGGGATCCCGGCGGCGTTCGTCCTCCTGGAGGGAGAATGGGAGAATGGAAGCGCGACGCTCATTTCCGACTTTCTGGAGAACGAAATCAAAGGGTCCGAAAATGCTCACAAGACGATCGTTCTCGAAATCGCGCCAGGATCCACGGTGACATGGAAACCGCTGGCCGTGGAGGAGAAGGAGGGGCATTTCGTCGTATACGCGAAAGAACTCAGGGACGAAATCCTCAGCGCTTACAAGATGCCACCGTACAGGATCGGGATCGCCGAGGTCGGGAAGCTCGGCGGCACGACAGCGCCGACCGCGGACCGGATCTACATTCAGGCCGTCGTCGAGCCATTGCAGCGGCTATTCGAGCGATTGATTACAGCAAAGATCCTCAACCAGGGACTTGGTGCCGAGTTATACCGACTACAGTTCCATAAGATCGACACCCGCGATTGGGACGCCCTAGTCCAGCGCTGGGAGCGGCTCTTCGGGATGGGAGTCATAACGCCCGGATGGATGGCCGAGCAGCTCGGCCTCCCGACCGATGAGATGCCGCACGCGGGGGATTATTTCTTATCAAATCGCTATGTACCGGTGGATGAGGCGGGCCTAGTGCCAGCCGAGATGTCGGACGAGGACATCCGCCGCGCCGTCGAGGACATCGTGGCTCAGGCCAAGAAAGGGGTGGAGAAGTGAGGAGGTAAATGAATTATGGCAAAGATCAAGCGTCGACACGAGCAAGAGCTGGTAGCTAAAGCTGAGCGGGTATTCAGCCAGCAAGCACGCATACTCACAGGCCACGGGTTAAGCCGCCGTGAGCTTCGTAAGCTGGAGCGGTTGGGTATAGTGAAGAAGCGTCTTGTACGCACCAATGCAGGTAGCCTGACATGGCTGTGGAACCGAGTCTGTATGCCGCGTATTGCTGCACGAATTCACTCTGAGCCGTATTAAAATGAGACTTCCGGACCTTGTGATCATCGGTGGGCCGCGTTGCGGTACGAGTTCACTCTGGGCCATGCTGAAGGCGCTGCCCGACGCCAGGACGCCCAGGATAAAAGAGGTGCATTTCTTCAATCGCAAGTGGGATCGGGGCCTCCGGTGGTATGCGGGCTTCTTCTCCGGGGCTGGCGATGAAAGCCTCTGTTTCGAGGCGACGCCGGCATATCTCGCCGCGCCGAAGGCGGCAGAGAGAGCAGCGGACGCATTGCCGGAGACTCGGTTCGTGGTCATGCTCCGGGATCCGGTGGCGCGGGCGATCTCACACTACTGGCCAAACAAACACCGTTTTCCGAGGCGGCTCGGGGCGTTGACCGACCCAAAAAGCCGATGCGTTGTGCCTGGCCGATATGCAGAACATCTTGAGCGCTGGTACCACCATGTAGGTCGGGAGCGGATCATCGTCATCATCTCGGAGCGATTCTTCGAGGATCCCGTTCAGGAAGCGATGCGTGTGCTGTTGCACGCCGGGAGATTCGACTTGGTGTCGCATCTACGTCCAGCATACTACGATCCGCTGGCGAGGTGGAAGAAAAAGTACGGTTCGCCACAGGTGCCTCTTCACGTCGTACGCTGGCTCAGGGAATACTACAAGGAACCGAACCGCCGGTTGGCCAAGATGCTGGCCGGAGATAACATAACGGCCGACTGGATGGACGGCAGAATAAAACCAAAGGAGCGCACATGATTATCATCTACTTCAAGGATCCGGCGATCTCGCTTGTGATGGGCGGGGAGCTAGATGAAAAATTGATCGAGGATCTAGGCAAAAAGTTGGGCGCCGCTGGAAAGGGCCCGGTACTTGAGTTCAGGAATCCGGATGGCCGAAGGGCTACCATCTTCCCGGACTCGGGCCTTGATATCGCCTACATGATGGAGATCACCGAGGAGGAATGGCAGGCGATGAAGCGCAACCGCGACGCTGCACGGGCGCGGTCGACGATCATCCCGCCGCCTGGCCCTGTTCCGAAGATACCGAAGAAAAACTGACTCAGGGGTTCCGGAATGAAAGAACGGATGGAGGCCGCTGTCCGAAGCTGGATCGTGCGTCGGATTCAGGTGGCCACAGCCGTCACGGTCGCAAAGCGGACCTCCGCGCGTGCGCACTGGCAGCGATACCGCCGGCTCCTGACCAGGACACAGAGGAAGCTGGAGCCAGCCGTGGCGTCGTTCTTCCGTTGGCTGAGGGCCGAGCTTGAGCCGGGCGTCATGGCGGCGGCGAAGACCGGAAATGTCGACGGGATGGCTGATTGGGCGGCGATCGAGGCCGACGGGGCCCGACGGATGCGACAACCGATCCTTGAGGCCGTGGCCGCTGGAGGTCGGGCCGTTGTGGAGCAGGGTTACTTTCAGAAGCAGGGACCAAGCTTCGATCCGGTCGGCGAGGAGGCCGTTTCCTGGACCTGGAGTCGGTCGGCGGAGCTTGTGACGGCGATTTCGCGAGAAACCCGGGATGCCATCATGCTGATCATCCAGGACGGGGTGCGGTTCGGATGGTCCCCGCAGAAGATCGCCCGACTACTACGGCCGACGCTGGGACTCCTGCCGCGGCACGCGGCCGCTGTGTCGCGAGCCCTGACAAAGGCCATTGAGGAGGGCGTCCCTTATGAGAAGGCCATGAAAGCCGCAGAACGATATGCACGGAAGCTCCACCGCTACAGGATGCGGATGGTCGCGCGCACCGAGGCAGCCTTTGCAAATAGTGAGGGCATCCGGCAGGGTTTCGGTCAGCTCGGTGTTGAGCGGCTCCGCTGGGTGGCAGATCCCGAGGCATGCGAGATTTGCGCCGCAAACGACGGCTCTGAGTTCACGATCGCCGAGGCCGAAGGGCTCATACCCGCCCATCCTCATTGCTTCGCGGGAGAGACCCAGGTCCTATGTCCCGGCGTCACTGGAGGATATGCGGCGGACTATAATGGCCCCGTTCTGAGGATTGTGTTTGACAGGGGAGATATAACCGTCACCCCGAATCACCTGCTCTTGACGCCAGCCGGTTTCGCCAGAGCGGCGTCTCTTGCTAAGGGCGAT